TTTGTGTTGGCACACGAGGTCTTCGTACCAGGAACCATCTGGAAAGGGTAAATCACTACTCCAACCTCCTCAGTCGTAGGGGGTAGGGGGTGACCCATCTTTGAAGTGAGGTACGTAGTACCGAACGGAAAAGATCCTTGACTGTTTACTAGTTAAGAGGCCCCAAAGGCCTCTACTGACTGGTTTAGAGTATTCGGTCCTACGGACCTCACCCCCTCAGTGGTCTTCGACTCCTTCGGGGGCTGTATCGGAAGGCCCTACGGCCTTCCTCTAGAGGGATGTCGATGAAAATGAACAACAGTCGATGGAACTCAAGCAATCGCCGGAAGCGATTGCCTAAGAACTGGAACAGTCTACGAAGGACTGTTCTGAGACGAGATCCGGAGTGCAAACTCCGGTATGAGGGATGTCAAAGCAGATCCACTGAGGTGGATCACATCAATGCCGGTGACGATCACCGGCTCACTAACCTTCAAGGTGTCTGTTCACCTTGTCATAGGAACAAGTCCTCGGCTGAAGGCCGAAGGGCTAATCAGGAACGTCGGAGCTTGAGGCTTCGGCCTCAAGAGAAACATCCCGGATTCAGGAAATCCGGTAATAACTAGACTTCCCAGGAGGTTGTCAATGCCCCCAATGAGGAAGCGCTCTGAGGAGCGCATTAGGCGAAATATTGAACCCCCAACCGAAAAGGTTGTGGCATTCGGGGCAGTGATTCAGCCTGACCTAGATTTCGAGAACCCTCACCCGACAGTGGTGAGGTTGTGGGATGCAGTAGGTGACTCTGCATTTACCAAGTACTACGAGCCTTCGGACTGGGAGATGGTCCGTGTGATGCTTCACTTCCTGGATCACCAGTTGAAGGCTGAGAAGAAGAATGCCAACATGATCTCGGCTATCCAGTCGATGATGAACGATCTTCTGTTCAGTGAGGGCTCCCGTCGTAAGGTGCGCCTCGAAGTTGAGCGTGAGGCCATCAAGCAGGGTCAGATCATCAACATTGCTCAGTTGCTGGACGAACGAGCACGGGGAGCATAAATGAATATCATTGGACCGCCATCGGCGAGTCTGGAAGTTGTTCAGAGAAAGCTGCGTGAGCAGAACCGATCCGTCCTGTTTGTCAACGAGATGGTTCCTGCTCTGTACAAGGAAGGTCTGCGCTACGGCGTAGATCCTGTTCTGATGATCGCACAGTCTGGCAAAGAGACCGGTTGGGGTACTTTCCCCGGCAAGGTCAAGCCCTGGTTCAACAACCCGGCTGGTATCAAGGTTCATCCGACCGAACAGGCTTTGCTTGCTGAAGTAGCCAAGGAACCCACCAAGGGTGAGTCCAGCCTGGATCACGAGCGGTTTGCCTCATGGACCATGGGTGCCCGTGCTCAGGCACAGCACCTCCGGCGATATGCAGGTATGCCAGTCCCCGACGACGAGGTTGTTTACCCGCGTCACTGGGTGGTTCAGCTGTACCGCCTGAAGACCGTGTTCGATTTGAGTGGTCGCTGGGCTCCAAGCCCTACATACGGCTCTGAGATCGCCGACATCGCACGAACGTTGATCGAGGTGGGTCTGTAGCCATGGGTGATGTTCGTAAGCTTGTAGACGCCCTCAGGGCGGCTGGCGTGACTGTTCACGAATGGTCAGGCTGGGAAGGCCGTGGCAACGAGGGCAAGCCACAGATTTCCATTCGAGGTGCAATCCTGCACCACACCGGAACCGCGTATGGTTCAGCCTTTGCTGGGCTGGTGAGTTCTACCCGTCCGGACCTCTATGGAGGTCTGCTGTGTAACTTCGCGGGTAACTCAGACGGCAGTCTGACTGTCACTGGGTCCGGGCTTGCCTGGCATGCTGGTGGTGGCTTTGGTCCTAACCAGGGTCCACTGGCTCCCTACGCTAGTAACCGGAACTACTACACGGTTGGTCTTGAGATTGTTTATCCGGGTAACTCCCCGATGACTGATGCTCAGTACCAGACGGCACTGTTGTTCTCCAAGGTCGTTGCAGACACCTTCTGTGGTGGTGATCTTGAATATGTTCGTGGACATTTTGAGGTCAACGGCAAGGGCTACAATGGTAAGTGGGACCCAGGTTGGAAGCCTGGCACCGCTATTGACATGAATTTGTTTAGGTCACAGGCTCGATCTGTGGTCACAAACCCAATCGAGGAAGTGGAACCTATGTTTGCAGTCGTTAATCTCCCAGCAACGCCTGAGGGCGTTGTGTATGAGCAGGTAATCGGCCTTCCGGACGCCAACGGCGCTTCGGGTATCTCAGGTCGGTGGGTTCACCTGCACAATGGTAACTCGGAAGCCAAGGTGGCTGTTGCTCACTGGCGGCTGAATGATGGTTCGCTGGCACACATGCTGCCTGATGCGTCCACCATCCCGGCTCTGGGTCGTACCGTAGGTATTCAGGCACCGGTTAATGCTCACTCTCTCATCGTGGATTACACGGCCACGCTGGGTCTGTCGGTGGTAATCGAGGCCAAGTAATGGAAGCACGACTTTTTGATCCAGAGAATCCGCCCGAGTGGCTCGATCCTGAGTGGTGGGTTGACCAGCCCCATGTGAACCACTTGAGTAACTGGGTCCATGAGTCGCGGCTAAACTCCGCTGCGCAAGCGGCGGTGAAGTGTGCCGATCTCGTCGGCACTCATGTAATCTGTGATGTCGGATCCTGTGATGGTGGGCTTCTGGACCTCCTCCCGGAACCCTACCGTTCCTCCTCCTTCGGATACGACGTCATTGATAGTTCAATCGAATACGCAAACGATGTTCGTGGTGTCAACGTAACCTGGGCTAATGTCGTAGAGTCCAAGCGCACGCCACTTGCAGAGGTCATCGTATGCACTGAGATGCTGGAACACCTCAAAGATCCTCATCAGTTCCTGAAAGATCTCAAGAGTCGCGGAGTAGTTTACGGGGTCTTCTCCTCCCCCAAGAACGAAACTGCTGACCACCACGAGTGGAATCATGCGTGGGCATGGGATATGGATGGTTACTTGAAGATGTTTGTCGACGCAGGTTGGCACGTAATCGCGCATACCGAAGTCGATTGGTCCCAGCAGATCATCGCCAAGAACGTGTAGGAATTCGCTACCTACACACGGTGAGAAGGTACACCGCAAAACAGCCTTCACCTGCGGACGAAGCCAGACGGATAAGGCACGGGGCTCATAATCCCGTATTCGCGTGTTCGATTCACGCCGTCCCCACTTTGTGAGTAGCTTAACGGTAAGAGCGCTGGGATGTGGCCCCGGTGTGTGCGGGTTCGACTCCCGTCTCACAAGCGAGTTGTCAGTGCATACGTTAAACTGTCCGGAAGTGGCCAACCCGATAGACATACGCAGAAACGCGCAATCTGCTATAGGTGTCAGCGGCTAACGCAAATGCCCATTCGTTCAATGGCAGGACGCCTGGCTCTGATCCAGGTAATCTAGGTTCGAGTCCTGGGTGGGTAGCTTGTTCAATTTAGAGGTGTGTTCACTCTGATTGAACATATGGTGAGTTTGAACATTCTCGTATAGCTCAAGGGCAGAGCAGCCGACTGTTAATCGGCGTATCTTGGTTCGAATCCAGGTATGAGAGCGGGAACCTTAAACCGGGCCTAGTGCACTAGGTGGTTCCAAAGGGGAGTTAGTTTAGTTGGCAAAATGGCGGTCTCCAAAACCGCAGTCTCAGGTTCGAAGCCTGGACGCCCCGCATGTTTTCATTTGTGATTTCTTGTAGTGTATGCGGAGGTACTCATGAGTACCCCGAGTGTTTGATTCCGCCCGAGAAGTAACGCACAGAAGGGATTGTCTGTTGTCCTACCACGACTAGTGGGGCTACAGGAGGCAAGCCCCTCAAACTTTCGGTTATGCCGAACGTAAAGGAACCTGTTTCTCAGGTTCCGTATCTGGTTATAGCTCAATTGGTAGAGTACCGCATTTGGGGTGCGGGAGTTGCAGGTTCGAGTCCTGCTAATCAGACGAAGGCGAGGGCAGTGCACAAGTCCTCGTCGGCCCGCCCTTTTAGCTCAGTGGGAGAGCACCGCCTTTACACGGCGTAGGCCGGGGGTTCGAATCCCTCAGAGGGTACATGAAGTGTTCATGCACTTGTGGGTGCTGGAGTAGCAACCCCGATATTGGTAATGGTGAATGGTGTAAGGCGTGTGAGAACGGACGCCATAAAGAGGATCGGATTACCGATCGAGATGACTAGGAGTCAAATATGGCGCTTCCTGCTTCTGTACCAGTCGGTACAGTAACCGGCCGATACTACGAGCCCGACGGCGACAATGCCACTGGCACCGCCTACTTCCTGCTTTTGTCTGAGATTGAGGTCCCAGACGATCCAGACGGAGTGGTTATCCCACTGATGACCAAGGTGAACATCACTGCGGGCGTCTTGAACACCACTCTTCCGGCTGGTTTTTATAGCACGCGTGTGCGTTTGGGTGATTGGTACGAACGTGCACTGGTGATCGAGGTTGAGGACGGCGTTGCACTCAACTTGCCAGACGCAATTGGTGTTGTTCCACCCGAAGAGCTGCTGACGGCAGTTCGTTCAGTCAATGGATATCTTCCTGACGCTTCGGGCAACATCACACTTCCTGGCGGAGGTGGCGGAGCAGTTGATTCCGTATTCGGTCGTATCGGTGTGGTTGTAGCCCAGTCTGGCGACTACACCAAGTCCCAGGTTGGTCTTGGGAACGTAGACAACACCTCCGATGCTGCCAAGCCAGTTTCTACGGCTACTCAGACTGCTCTGAATGGTAAGGAGACGGTTGGTGCCGCTTCAGCGGCTGTTGCAACTCACGTTGCATTGCCAGATCCCCACACTCAGTATGCTCTTGAGTCTTCTTTGGCCACTGTTGCCACCTCAGGTGATTACAACGACCTGAGTAACAAGCCAGTAGCACCCAAGCCGGTAAAGGCATTTGCCACCACTGGTAAGCTCCAGCTCCAGTTTGGCCCTGGCGACACGTCAGGGACCTGGACTCTTGCCCCTGCTGAATGGCGGGTAACAGTCCCAGCCGCAGTCGGAGACATTCTGTGCCTGGACCCATCCATCATCGCACTTGTTGGTGCTGATGCCGAAATGGATGTGTGTTCACTCAACGGCACCACTCGACTGCGTTACTACTCTTCGGGTACTTCTACCCAAGCTCCTAATGGTCACGGTGGCCTGTACATGGGTCAGCAGTTCTCCCACCAGGTTAATCCTGTCAAGTGGGTTGTTACAGCCGATGACATCGTCAGCGGAAACGTAACTCTGTGCTACATGTTCAGGTCCGGCTCTGGTATCACCTGGGGTTCGGCCGCTTATCCAAATGAGATCACTCTTATCAACGAGGGTTCTCCATAAACAAGGGATCACTATATGGGTTCGCCAACTCTGATCCCCTCTCCTAGTCACGTAGTTGGACCCACCTGGCAGCGTCTTGAAGAGGGTGGGTTCCACCTTCCAGAAAAGACTTTGGGTCGGGAAATTGTTAACTGGATGTTTGAGTATCTCGTCCAGCCTTCAGGACCACGTGCCAAGGAAAACTTCTTGGTTACAGACGAACAATACCGCTTCTTGCTTTGGTGGTATGCGGTAGACCCGGACACGGGACGATTCATTTACAGGAATGGTCTGCTTCGCAGGCTTAAGGGATGGGGCAAGGACCCCTTGGCAGCTGCTATGGCGCTTGCTGAGTTGTGTGGTCCTGTTCAGTTTGCTGGGTTTGATGAGAATGGTGACCCTAAGGGTAAGCCTAAGTCGTCAGCCTGGGTTCAGATTGCCGCTGTGTCTCAGGACCAGACTCGTAACACCTTCACGCTATTCCCTGCCATGTGCAGTAAGAAGCTGAAGGAAGAGTATGGGCTGGAGATCCACAAGACCATCATCTACAACTCCGAAGGTGGGATGATTGAGGCTGTGACCTCGTCTCCTCTTTCGCTGGAAGGCAAGCGTCCTACGTTTGTCATCATGAATGAGGTTCAGTGGTGGGTTGAAGCCAACTCCGGCCATGACATGGAAAACGTCATTATGGGCAACGTCACCAAGGGTGCTTATGGTACCTGTCGTGCGTTGTCTATTTGTAACGCCCATCGTCCTGGTGAAGAGTCCATTGGTGAGAGGTATTGGGATGCTTATCTAGCCGAACAGGCTGGTGAGACTGTCTCAATCAAGGCGTTGGCAACTGGGTTCCTCTATGATGCCCTCGAAGCTCCTGCCGATACACCACTAGGGGAACTGGCAGAAATCCCCGACGATGACGAGGAAGCATTCCTAGAAGGCCTTGAGAAGCTCCGTGAGGGGTTGAAGGTCTGTCGTGGTGATGCTGACTGGCTTGACCTGGACATCATCCTAGAATCGCTTCTGGACATCCGTAACGACATCACTGAGTCACGGCGTAAGTTCCTCAACCAGATCAACGCGGCTGAGGATGCCTGGATCTCTCCACGGGAATGGGATAAGTGTCATGTGCCAGGTCTGCGACCGCTTGAACCAGGGGATCGAATTACTCTTGGGTTCGACGGATCCAAGTCACAGGACTGGACCGCACTGGTCGCTTGCCGTGTGGATGATGCAGCAATTATCCCCATCAAGATTTGGGACCCCGAGAAGTACGGCGGGGAAGTGCCTCGTGAAGACGTTAACAACACCGTTGACTGGGTGTTCGGCACCTACGACGTGGTTGCCTTTAGGTCTGACGTTCGAGAGTTCGAAGCCTACGTGGATCAATGGGGAGCAAAGTACGGCAAGAAGCTCAAGGTGCGAGCAACTCCAAAGCACCCGATCGGCTATGACATGCGATCGAACATCAAGAACTTCACATTGGATTGTGAAAGGTTCCAGGATGCAGTGATGGAGGGTGAGGTTGTGCATAACGGCTCTGCCGCCCTGAAGCGTCATGTGAACAACGCAATCCGTCGTCCAAACAACTTTGGCATTTCGATCAGCAAGGCAACCAAGGATTCTGCGCGCAAGATTGATGCGGCGGTCTGTGCTGTCTTGGCGTTCGGTGCTAGGAATGAATTCCTTATGAGCAAGGCTGGCAACCGTGGAAAGGGGGTCACAGTCTTCCGATGACAACGAAATATGACTCTCTGGTTACAGACCTTGTGACTGAGTTGAATGGCAAGCAGAGTAAGCTTGAAGAGAATGAGAAGTATTACGAGGCTGAGAACCGTTTGAAGGCACTGGGACTTTCTGTCCCGCCTGAGATGCGGCACCTCACGGCTGCTGTTGGTTGGCCTCGAATGTATCTGGACTCCGTAGAGGAACGTCTGGATGTTGAAGGTTTCCGGAACTCGGATCAGCCCGAGGGTGATTCCAGGCTTATGGACTGGTGGCAGGCTAACTATCTCGACGTAGAGTCGGGCCTTGGCCACATCGAGTCCATGATGCATGGTGAAGCATATGTCACGGTTTCTGCGCCAACAGAAGACGAGAATCCTGACAACCCCCTTATGAAGGTTGAGTCTCCGAAGAACTTCATCGCAAAGGATGACTACCGCACCCGCAAGGTGAAGGAAGCACTCCGTCTCTACAAGAACGAGGATGTTCCCAACGAGGAATATGCCGCGTTGCTTCTCCCAGACGAGAATGTCTACCTCGCCCGTAACATGTCGGGTGACTGGAAGGTTGATTCCATCGTACGTCATGAGCTTGGTCGAGTCTGTTGCGCACGTCTGTTGAACCGCGAACGTCTGACCGAACGAAATGGCAAGTCGGAAATCACCCTTGAGATCAGGTCTGCGACCGATGCTGCTTCTCGTATTCTCATGAACATGCAGGCTGCTGCTGAACTGATGGCACTCCCACAGCGTGTGATCTTTGGTGTTTCCATGGAGGACTTTGTCCAGGACCCACTGAATCCAGGCGCTTCTATGGAAGCATACATGGCTCGTATTCTCGCATTCGAAAATGATGCGGGTAAGGCTATGCAGTTCAATGCCGCAGAACTCCGGAACTTCGTAGAAGCCCTGGAAGAGATTGCCAAGTTGGTTGCCTCTTACACGGGTCTTCCTCCACAGTATCTGTCTTTCTCGTCTGAGAACCCTGCTTCGGCAGAGGCTATCAAGTCGGCTGAATCCCGACTGGTGAAGAAGGCAGAACGTAAGGCACGTATGTTTGGTCAGGCTTGGGAAGAGGCGATGCGCCTCGGAATGTTGGTGATCGACGGGACAATCCCGGATGACGCCTACAAGCTTGAAACGGTCTGGCGTGATCCTTCAACGCCTACGTTTGCTGCTAAGGCTGATGGTGTGGTCAAGCTGGCTCAGGCTGGCATCCTCCCCGTTGAGCAGGCACGTGAGGACCTCGGTTATTCCGATGTTCAGCGTGAGCAGATGCGTAAGTGGGACAGTGAGAACCCAATGGGTCAGCTTAACACTGTTCTTAACGCGGGATTCCAGGCGGACCAGGCTGCGGCTGCTCAGCAGGCAAGGCCAAACAACAATGCGAATCGTTGAGTATCGTCAGGTACAGGATAGCATCACGGCTAGGGCTCTAAGGTCCATTTTGGCTATCCTGTTTCCTTGGAAAACTGTCCAGGTTACACGAAGTGCCTGGTTGAGCATTCTGTCTGCGTTGTTCCCCATCGTGGTGGAATCGCGTAGGCAGTCTGCCATTCTGGCCCGTCAGTTCTATGATGAGGATCGGATCAACCATGGAGACACCGACAGGTTCGACATCGACCTTCCCGACTACGAGTGGGAATGGTTCATCAATGCCATGGAGCCGTCTTACGAGGCGTTTGTTCATGGTGACATGTCGGATGGTCAATTTGCCCAGACTGGCCTGAGGGCCATCAAGGAAGTCGAGAATGCAGGTCGTAAGGAACTCATCAAAGCAGTACGAGATGAGAATTCCCAGACCGGTTCTCGTGTTGGATGGGCTCGTGTAGCAACAGGTCGTGAGACCTGTGCTTTCTGTCTGATGCTGGTTTCCCGTGGTCCTGTGTATGAGAGCAGGGAAGCCGCAGACTTCAGTGAAGACACTGAGAAGGCCATGGAGTTGCTTGATCAGGGAGCCGACAAGGCGACTCTGCGAGAACTCATGACGAGGTGGCATCCCGGTTGTGACTGCATTGCAGTACCGGTGCGAGATATCAATTTCTGGGAAGGGCGAGATGCCTGGAAGGAAGCTGAAGATATCTGGTATAGGACCACCAAGAATTTCTATGGTGTTGACAAGCTCAACGCCTTCAGGCGTGCCATCGAACGTGGAGAAGTAGAACCACAGGAGTTCGCTGTTGCAGCCTAACAACCCCCAAACCCACTTCCCAGGCGGAAGTGTTATCAACCATGCCCAGGAGGCATCACATGTCCGATGACAACAAGACCGCTACTGAAACCCCTGTGGAGCCTGCCAAGCAGCAGGAAGTAATCCCCGAGTGGGCTCGTAAGCAGATCTCTGAGGCTAACGCCGAGGCTGCAAAGTACCGGACTGAGCGTAACAACATCGAGGCAGAAACTAAGGCGGCGTTGTCCGCCGACTTCGATACGCAGTTTAAGACGTTGTCGGACGAGAAGTCCGCGATTACTGCGGAACGTGATACTGCTACCAGTCAGCTCACCAAGCTGAAGGTGGCCCTGGCAGCCGGGATTCCTGGTGAAACCGCTGTCGAATTCGCTGCACTGCTTCAGGGCAATGACGAGGATGAGTTGACCGCACACGCGGGCAAGCTCAAGGAGATGTTTGGTGCTCCTGGTAAGGCTTCTCGTGCCATTGACCCATCTCATGGTGCTGGTGCTAACAACACCTCACTGTCTGGGGCTGATCAGTTTGCAGCTCTTATCCAAAAGCACCTTAACTAAGGAATCCAACAATGGCAATGATTAACGAGCTTCAGCCGAATACTACGAACAACCACCAGGGGCGTCTTGCTTACGTTCCTGATGACCTGTTCCCTAAGACTATTACGTCTGACCTTCTGACGAAGGCCCAGGAACAGTCTCTGGTACTCCGACTGGGTCAGCAGATTCCGGTTTCGTTTGGTGAGACGGTTATTCCGGTCCAGACCAAGCGTCCCGAGGTTGGCCAGGTAGGTACTGGTAAGACCAACGCACTGCGTGAGGGTGGGACCAAGCCACTGACTGGTGTTGCGTGGGACAGCAAGTCCATGCAGCCAATCAAGCTGGCGGGTATCATCACGGTATCCGAGGAGTTTGCGCGTACCAACCCACAGGGTTTCTACTCCAAGCTTCAGTCTGACCTGGCTTTCGCTATTGGTCGTGGTCTTGACCTGGCGGTCTTCCACGGTAAGCAGCCTCTCACGGGTGGTGCGCTTGCTGGTATTGACGCGTCGGACGTTCTGAACAACACCACGAACGTGGTAAACACGGACACCATCAACAACAACAACCTGTACGATGAGCTGATCACGGCTTATGACATGGTTGCTGCGGATCACGACTTCACTGGTTGGGCTGCGGACACGCGTTACCGTTCGCGTCTGATTCGTGAGGGTGCGGAGCGTGATGTCAACGGGAACCTTGTGAACCCAGCGGGCATCAACTTCACCTCTCAGGTGGGTAACATCCTGGGCTTCCCGGTCCAGTATGGTAAGGGTGTCGTGGGTGACCTTGGTGCGGCTACGGCCACTTCCACTAAGATCATCGGTGGTGACTTCTCCCAGCTCATGTGGGGTTTCGCTGACAACATTCGGTACAAGGTATCGGACCAGGCGACCCTGACTGATGGTACGAACACCATCTCCATGTGGCAGACCAACCAGGTTGCGATCCTCGTTGAGGTAACCTTCGGTTGGATCGTTGCGGACCTGGACGCGTTCGTTAAGATCACGAACCCATCGGGTAGCTAATCGATTTGGAAGGTTCTGTCAAGGGGCGACAGATTAAATGACAACGCCAGAGTCAGCCTTCCTCCCTAGGGACCGCCAATGAAGGTAGCAATCTTCGTCCACTACTACGTTCCCTACAGGAACGCCGGTTCTGAGACGATGCTCCATGTAATGTGCAAAGCACTCAAGGACAAAGGCCATGAGGTAATCGTGTTCGCCACGGTTCTCCCAGAGGCTCCCGAGTTCTATGAGTACGAAGGCATCCCGATTTATGTGACCAACGTGGTCTACGGCAAGCAGATGATCGAGTCCTGGAGGCCCGACGTCATTGTCTCCCACCATGATAACACAGACAGGGCTGCTCGTATTTCAAACCGGAAGGGAATTCCGTTCGCCTTCCTGATGCACAATGATTTCGACCAGACAGTACAAAAGCTGGACTACAATCCTGATCTGGTTGTGTTCAACACTGATTGGATGGCCTCCAAGTTCAAGGACAAGACATCTAACTTCATGGTTATGCATCCACCCATCCTGACCGACCAACATCGAACCACTCCAGGAGAGTGTGTCACCTTGGTCAACCTGTCAGAGAACAAGGGTGCCAATCTGTTCTACAAGCTCGCAGAGCGAATGCCAGACATTCAGTTTCTGGGGGTGGAGGGTGGTCACGGGCCACAGATCATCAGGTATGATCTTCCCAATGTGACGATCCAGATGCAAACCGACAAGATGAAGCAGGATGTGTGGTCTAGGACCAAGATTCTTCTGATGCCATCTGTCTACGAGTCTTATGGTATGGCCGGAGTAGAAGCGCTAGCTTCGGGTATCCCTGTATTGGCTCACCCCACACCGGGACTAATCGAGTCCCAAGGTCCATTCGGACATTTCATTGACCGTGATGATGTGGATCAGTATTGCAATGTGATCCGCAAGTACTACGAGTCAGATATTTCATACAAAGCCGCTTCTGGACTAGCCCTAAGGCGGTCCGCCGAACTAGACCCAACGCCTGAGTTGGCCCAGTGGGTCCAAAAGATTGAGGAGTTGGGAAATGCCAGGATTAGTTAAACTCATTGGGGTTCACGGCACCGTCGTGTTCGCCACCCCTGAGAAGGCTGAGAGGCTCAAGAGGATCCAGGGGTATGTAGAGTACCAGGAGCCCTCTGAAAGTCCCTCAGAAGACGTCTCAGAGCCAGTAAAGCCCAAGCGTGGCCGACCGAAGAAGGTATAAGTGAAGACTGGACCCATCAAGGGTTACCGTGATCTGTCTCCAGCCGAGATTGATCTCATGAACAAGCTCAAGGATGTCGCCGTAGAAGTCGGCAATTGGGTTGATATCGTTCTGGACGATCCTGACACCGATAAGCGGTGGGCTAACATCGCCAAGACTGATCTTCAGAAGGGGTTCATGTCGCTGATTCGTGCAGTGGCACGCCCCGAAACGTTCTAAGGAGTTCTGAATGGCCTATGCAACTGTTGCAGACGTAGAAGCAAGGCTGGGTAGGTCACTCGACACGTCCGAACAGACCATCGTTAACACCCGGCTTAATGACGTAGAACTTCTGATTCGAAACAAGATTCCTGACCTTGATACTAAGATCTCGGCAGGAACAATCGATGTAGAAGCACTGATCATGATTGAGTCGGAGAGTGTTCTCCGGTTGGTACGAAACCCTGACGGCTACACGGCAGAGACTGATGGTAACTACTCCTATCAGATTTCTGTCAAGGTTGCATCAGGTCGGTTGGACATCCTCCCCGAAGAGTGGGCGTTGCTTGGGTTCCGAAGTGGTGCATTCACCATTCGGCCAGACCTCAGCCCTTACTACACTAACTGTGGTTACCCTTGGGAGAACGTGAACCGCCCTTTTGACGAGTTCCCGGCATGGGATAGGACTGCTCACCCTGCTTGGTGTGAGTTCGTGACGGGAGATATCAAGTGTCCTTGCTAGACAGGGGTCGAGAGACCGTAACGGTATACCCCGAAGAGGTGTACATAGACCCAGATGGTAACGAACTCCGTAGGCCACAAGCCACGGGTATCACTGTCACAAATGCAGTAGTGCAATTGTTGGCTCAGTCGGGTACTTCGTCCAGGCGTGCCGAACAGGATAACGAAGGACAGGAAACTGAAGAGGTATATCGACTGCGCTTGCCTAGGTCTTATGCAGGTCCGATCATCGGAGCCCACGGACGAGTGGTCTGGCGCGGTCTGTCATGGTCGGTAATCGGCAAGGAACGTAGGTACAACGGTTCCTCCAGGACTAACCACATTGATTACACCCTGCGGAGGAACTAATGGCCAACAAGGTTCAGATTACCACTAGTCAGCTCGAATTCAACAAGAAGCTTTCCAAGCATGATGATGTACAGGACGCCTTGAAGGGCGTTGCTCGTAAGGCTTACGCCTCAGCTTCGGGTAGGCTTGCTGCTCACCGTAAGACTGGGTCTCACTCGATTGAGATCGAGCGAATCAAGAATGTCAAGTATGGCCACATTGACTGGTATGTGTCGATGGTTGGTCCTGCTGCGGTATCCGTGGAATACGGTCACTGGAGTCCTAACCACAACCGCTATGTCCAGGGTTTGTACATCATGACAAATGCTCTCCTTGGTGCGAGGCTCTAATGCCACCTATCGCACGTAAGATACCACGTATTCAGGCTGTTGTTCTTCCTCTACTCAAGGCGAGGTTGGACCCATCCATTAGTGTTCGGTCTTGGGGTGCGGATGTACTCGACAGGACTTTCCCTTATGTAATGATTCGAAGGTTGGGAGGGCTTCCAGTTGACGTCGATTTTCTTGACCGACCAGTTATTGAGATGACCGCGTACGGCAGTGAGAGTCTTGCTGCCACAGAAGATTTGTATCTGGACTGCCGTCAAATCCTTTGGGATGCGTGGAAGAGCCAGACTGTAATTCCGGGTGAGGGTTACATTCACTCGTATTTTGAAACCCTGGGTCCAACCCAGTTCGACTCACCATGGGATGACACGTGGCGAATCCAGGGACTGATCCAGCTGGGCCTTCGTCCGGCGAATTAATCAAAGGAGTAAGCCCAAATGGCTCTTAATGACGCTGCGGTGGTGACTCCTGCCGTAGGTTACATCTACGTTGCAGCGGTAGACACTGCTTCCCCTACGCCTGCTCAGATTGAGGCGTTTGATCCGACCACTGGTTTTGTGGGCTGGACTCAGCTTGGTCACACTTCGCGTGATGACCTTCCTGTATTCGGCTTTGATGGTGGTGAAACCGAAACCCGAGGCACGTGGCAGAATGCCAGCTTTAAGCGTGTGACTACCGAGGTTGCGGCTGACTTCATCACGTTCAACGCACTTCAGCTTGATGAGCAGATCCTGTCCTTCTACTACGGTGAGACCAACCCAGGTTCTGTTGTAGGTAAGTTCGACGTGAACAACGCTGCTACTGCTGGCATTGACACTGCACTTCTGATTGTCATTGTCGACGGTAACACCCACGTTGGTTTCCACGCTTCGAAGGTAACCATGGGTCGTGAGGACTCTATCGAGCTGGCAGTAGATGAGTTCGCGGCTGTGCCGCTTCGTGCTGACATCCTGAAGAGTGGTTCTAACCCACTGTTCTCGTGGTTGTCGTACGACACTGGTGTAAACCTCACCTAAGAGGTTTGGAGGGGGTAGTTCCTGGCGGACCCTGCTACCCCCTTCTTTTACTAAGGGTCCGATTCAAACATGATTGGGTTCGCCGATGTCTAACGTATTTACGCTTGAGTCGCTCAACGATGAGCTGAACAACAAGTATGGTCCATTTGTCTTCCAGGCTGGCAAGCAGAAGTTCGAACTTCCTCCACTGCTGCGTCTGCCTGATGTAGAGCGTGACCGTGCAATCGAGATCCTGAAGAGCGCAGAAGCGGTTCAGGAGAAGAATGACCTGGATGAGGTCAAGGAGATGCTCAAGGAGCTGCTCCGTGTGGTTGTCCGGGATGGTAAGGGCGATGCCCTGATTGAGGCTGTGAACAATGACCTCCTGAGTATCCAGATTCTCATCGAGAAGTGGACTGAGAAGACTCAGCCGGGGGAAGCGTAGCCCTCATTGGACTCTTGAATGAGTTCGGTGAGGCTATTCTCGCAGACTTCCAGTCAGAATATGGCATCAACCTAGTTAAGGAAATGGAGCAGGGTCTCAGCCCTGCTCAGATTATCGTCTACATCCGCCAACTCCCATTGGAATCCCGCACCGTGGCGCTGCGTCGTGGTGACGAAGAGTACTGGGGTTGGGGTGTGGATCGATACTTGCTTGCTCAGTTGATTGACGCGGTGCAGATGACCACGCACGCGGTTGTTCAGAGCAATAGCAAGAAGAGGGTTAAGGCTCCAAAGCCTGTTTACCGACCGGGTAAGAAGCCCAAGGTGGCAAACCCGTTCAGAGCCCAGTTGGAAGCAGCTAAGAGAGCCAAAGGAAGGTAACCCATGACGAGTCCAGGCGGCTTCAGTGCAGGTCGTGTATCTATTCAGGTCGTTCCGGACACTTCTGGCTTCCGCAAGGACCTTGTTCGAGAGCTGAAGGCAGCTGTCAAGGGCCTCAAGGTTGAAATCCCTGTTCAGCTCAATGCCAAGACTGCACTTGCTCAGCTCAAGGTGCTTGACCGCATTCTCAAGAGGGTTGACCGGACGGTCACCCCCAAGGTTAATCTGAAGACCGACCTGGATAAGGGTGGCGGTCTCGAAACACTTAACAAGAACCTAGACAGGCTCAAGAGTAGTTCCGAGGGAGCATCTCAGAGTATCGGACGTATGTCCCATGCCATGCTTCTGACGGTGGCAGTATTCCTGCTTGCAGCACCTTTGATTGCCCTTGTGGCTACGCTATTGGCAGGTTTGCCTTCACTACTCTTGGCCCTTCTAGCCCCGATTGCTGCTGTATCACTCGGCATGGAGGGCTTTTCTAAGGCTGCGGAGAAGTTCCAGCCTACTGTAGACCGGCTGAAGAAGAGTTTGTCTCAGAACTTCCAGGATGGGTTGACTCCTGTCTTCGAGAGGTTGAACAAGCTTGCTCCGACGCTGGACAAGGGCCTTAATCAGGTTGCAGACGGGTTGATTCACATCCTGGATCAGCTGTCACTGATGCTGACTGCCCCTGAGAACATGCAGTTGCTTGCAAACATCCTGGAGAACGTGGGATTCTTCCTCACGGAGATCTCAGTTGCCATCAACCAGGGTGTTCTGGCCTTCCTGAAGCTTGCTTCGGTGGCTTCTGACTCGTTTGGCATCCTTACTGCGACTCTGAACAGCTTCTCCGGGTCCTTCTTGGACATGGTGAACCGGATTTCAGAGTCTGGTGCTCTCACTGGAGCCCTTGAGGGGCTGAATAAGGTCCTCGACGCATTGCTTCAGGGCTTTGTGAAGCTGTTTGAAGCTGGTATTGAAGCTATGTCGGTGCTGGGTGGCCCCATGGCTGACTTCATCCGGCAGTTCATTGATCTGATCGTCATCCTGATGCCGATTCTCACTGCATTGTCGAACACAGTGTTCAAGGTGTTGGGTCAGGCATTCGAAAGCCTTGGTCAGATCTTTGCTGAACTCCGTCCTGGCCTCGAAGCATTCCTGGATCTCTTCGGTACTCTGCTGGTGGGTGCCCTCAAGGCAATTACACCTATTCTGACTGCTGTTGCAGACATCCTGAGTACTGTATTCCTCAAGGCGCTGACGGCTATCCAGCCGTTCATCCCAACCTTCCTGGATTTCTTCACGAAGTTGGGTCAGCTCATCGGTGAGGCCTTGCTTACTGCCTTCACGGCATTGGAACCACTCCTGGACCAGTTCCTTGGGTTCTTCATGTCATTGCTTGAGGCGATTACTCCCCTCTTGCCTTCTCTGTTCGAGTTGGTCACTGTAATTCTGCGTGGTTTTGTGGATATTATGGGTCAGCTCGCACCTCAGTTGGTTGAGGTGGGCAAGGAATTGCTTCCACAGTTCCTTCAGGTCGTAAAGGACCTGGTTCCCATCATCGGGGACTTGATTGGAATGCTGATCGAGATCCTACCTCCCATTGTTGATCTGGCCATTGCAGTACTTGACCTGATCATCCCAGCAATGCAGGCTTTTGGTAGCATTGTTGAAGAGGTATGGCCTGCCATCAAGCAGATCATCGAAGGTGTGCTTACTCAGCTCCAGGGTATTATCAATGTCATCCTTGGTGTGATCACGGGTGACTGGGATCGTGCCCTGAATGGCTTGAAGCAGATTGCCGATGGCATCTGGGAGCAGATCAAGGGTGCTGTAAAGCTTGCCCTTACTGTCCTGGTTGATATGTTCATCGCGCTGCCTGCTCGACTCATCGGAACGCTGACCGGATTGCCATCACAGATGGCTGCTTCTGGTAGGGCTATCGTCCAGGGTCTTATTGATGGTTTGAAGAGCATGGCTCAGTCGGCTATCAATGCCCTGAGTGGTATTGCTCAGCAGCTCCGTGACCTCCTGCCGTTCTCTCCTGCCAAGACTGGTCCGTTCTCGGGTAAGGGCTACACGCTCTATTCGGGTATGGCCATGATGGAGGACTGGGCTAAGGGTATTGAGAAGGGTGGCGCAGAGGCTATCGCGACCATGGATGAGGTAGTAGGTGCAACCGCAGGTTCTATGGAGCTTGAGGCTAGCATTGCTGCTGACGGTTATGGGTCGATCGGTGACAAGGTTGCTTCGGCACTTGCTCAGTGGGGTATCCAGATCGATGAGAATGGTCTTGCCCGTATGGTTAACAATGTCAACCGAAAGAATCAGAGGCGATAATGGCTGGTGAATGGTATATCGGTCCCGCTGGTGACCTGAAGCAGCTCGTATGCCCTGAGATCAACCTTGCGGTTAGCGATGTTAGGTACGGCGGTGTCCATCAGGCTCTATCGGGTGCTCGGACTATGGATGTGACCGGCACCAAGCAGGACATCTCAATGAATTTTACTTTTCTAGACGAAGCTGATTACCGGTGGCTTCAGGCTCTGCAAACCCGTCACATCCCAGGGCCTCACCGGTTGATCAGTCCCCTTCGAAAGAACAGGCTGACCGTTCAGGCAGCCTCGGTTAACCCGACTGCTTCTATTCGACCGGGTGCCAAGTTGTCGGCAGGTACGTGGCAGTGGGTCAATGACTGGCCTACTGCTGCTGGGTATGGTATGCGGTCCACCGAATGGGCTGCTCGTACTGCTTCGTCTACTCTGAAGTTTGACTCGGTTCAGGGTGTTCCGCTGTTCCCACTCGAACAGTTCACTGGTTCGGTATATATCAAGGGTAGCTCTGCCATTGCGTCGGGGTCTCTCACGATTGACTACTACGATCGGTATGGAGTGTTCTTGTCCTCAGCAACCCCTGAGGCTGCTTCTGTGACCACGAGTTGGGCGAGGTATACAATCACCCGCACGGCACCTACAAACGCGGCTACGGCCGTTCTAGGGGTCACTGCGACGGCAACAACTACCATGCGAGTCGCTGCGGCTCAGCTTGAACCGGGTGCGTCAGCAACCGCGTGGGATCAGGGTGGCGGTGCCACATTGGTATTGGTCGATCAGTTGCCCAGTACTTCTCCACGATTCCCATTGATGAACTGTTCTGTAACTCTATTGGAGGCGTAACATGCAGACCCAAGGCGGGGCAGCGGCTGAGGCCGCAATTGTCTCCGGGGAACGCCGTTTTCATGTACGCCTTTTGGCTGACTGGAACGACAACGGCTTGTACAACCACGCACTGTCGGACCTTTCAGGATATGTAAAGTCGGCTAGCACAGACCGCTCCCTCAAGGGCGGTCTTCCGTCTGAAATCACCCTGATTGAAGGTTCGGGTGCTGCTCAGCTTGATGTAGAACTGTCAGGCGAATACAATGGTCTTCCTTTCTCGGCTGTGTTCTCTCCGTATCAGACCCTGAGTCCGTTCTGGAACTCTACCCCCATTGGTACTGAGGTCAAGTATGAGATTGGTGTTGAGACCTCTGCTGGCATCGTGTGGTATCCACAGTTTGTGGGTAACATCCGAACGGTAACCCCCGACAGGGGTTCAGGCTACGTCAGTATCACTGCCCTTGACCGGGTGGAGATGCTTCGTCGTCCTGTGTTGTTCCCAGCATGGGCAGTCTATGAATACCAGACTTCTCGTGGTGTTGTTGAGTCTTTGCTGACCGATACTCAGTGGGTTATTGACCACTGCCTTCGTAGGTGTAACGTCTCTCCTACTCCTCTCCGTCCTACTTCTCGTGAAGAGAATGGGTTGGCAGATGATGACAGGACTGGTCCTCAGATTTGGATCAATGGTACTGGTGGTTGGCTTCCGACCATTGGCCACTGTGACAACTGGAACGTAGTCGAGTTCCCTGACACTGAGTCAACCGGTCTTCCGATGTATATGACTTCGGGCGCTGTACACCCATCGTCTCCAGAGCCTACGACTAAGCCACTGGCTCTTCATGCTCTCCAGACGGCTGGTAACGACACTCTCAAGTACTGGTGCACCAACCGAGATCAGATGACCCCTCAGGGTATTCAGGTCTTGGGCTTTACTCTGATCACCTCGGGTGCCAACAGTACCTATTTCCAGACCGCTGCTGACTTTGCTGTGTGTTCTGTGCGTATCGGGTCTATGTATCGAATCGATGTGTGGATCGGTGCGGGACAGATCTGGACTACCCACGTTGATGAGACTCTGGTAATCACCAAGACCTCGTCTAAGGTGAACATCCCTACGGGTGGTGATTTCGTCCAGTGCAACATCGTGTGGGATGCCTTCAATGCTGCTGGGCCATTGGTCTATGTTGCTGCGGGTGCTAACACCAACAATGCTGGTGCTTACGAAGACCTCGGCGCAGCCTACACGTATGTAGGCGGTCGTACCGATGAGATCAAGGGTCTGTTCGCCGTCAGGCGACAGGTAGCCCTCAACGACATCAGGTATTCCTCTACCAACTTTGGTAACCTCACCGTGGCTTCGTCTTTGACATGGGGATTCCGAGCAGCTTCTTACGTGGCTGTGCTGGACCGGGGTATCAATGGTATCTCCTACATCCCTCAGCGTCAGGCTGATGATGCATGGAATGTCATTACCGAGGTTGCACAGGCTGAGTTTGGTGCAGTGTTCTGGGATGAATCTGGTGTGTTCAGGTTCTGGAATAATGCCCGATTGGGCGCACTGAAGAATACGATCGTTCGAGACATGTCCCTGGATGACGTCACAGGGTTGAGGATTACCAACTCACTCGACTCGGTTCGAAACATCTGGTCTCTCGACGCAGGTAAGAGGATTGCACCCCAGGGTGTGACCTTCGAGGCGTCCTCGGTTGACGAGTTCTATGTACCGGGTGGTACCGAGAGGTACTTCCGGATCTGGGAAGACTCTGTGTTGTCCCCCAACCCAGGTAAGCTTCCTCGTCACAGCACAATCCCTGCATCTGCATTCCCTCAGTGGGGTGACGATGTGATTCAGGGCTATGTCGTGCAGTGGTGGAATGGTTCAGCCTGGGCTGAAGATGATGGCAAGGTTTCGGGTATTGACATCTACTGTTACTTCGATAACGAAGGCAGGTTGGTAGTCAAGATCTGGAATGGCTACGGTGAAGAGATGCGTCTTGCCACCAATGATGACCAGCCCGCTATGCGGGTTGAGGGTACTGCTATCCACACCAAGGATTCACAGGTCACTGTGTACAAGGACCTCGTGTCAATCAACAAGTGGATGGGTCGTAACCTCCGACTCAGTGGTGACTGGTATCAGGAGTATTCGAACTACAAGAACATGATTGGTACCCTCATCCAGAGTACCAAGGAACCTACACCTGCTACTGAACAGATCACGATCGCCGGAGATCCCCGGCTTCAGTTTGGTGACACACTCCGCATCAACGACAAGTATGGGTTTGGCGAGAGCTTCAACATTCAGATCTATGGCATCCGCCGTACCTTCAGTGTTGATTCTGGTCTGACCGATTCACTGTCGGTTGAACTCATCGCCCCAGGTGGTATTTGGGATAGCGCCATTTACGGTATCTGGGAACAGACCTTTGTTTGGGGACCTTAATGGCTATCGTAGCTATGGCACCGGCCGTTGCCGGACAGATTGCTAGTTCTACCGAGTACAACAAGCTCATCAGCAACATCACTGACCTTGATACCAGGCTTACCGGTATTGGTGGTACCCGCTATAACATGGAGCGGCGACACAACACCACCACTTCCATCACGTCTGGGTCGAACACCAAGGTACCCTTTGATACGTCCATCCTGGCAGGTTCGGGTGTCACGTACACAGGTGGTACCACTCGATCATTCACTCTGACCAATGCTGGTGTGTATCAGTTTACGACAAGTATTCGTCTGGATGGTGCTTCTGAGGCATACCTCTGGGTAGCCCCTACGTCTGCACAGGAGCTTGACCATGGTAAGACGGCCACGGCCAGTGGCCCAGTTCAGTTGGGTATGAGCACGAGTGTTCGTTCCAGTGCTGGGCAGGCATGGTCGGTGTGGATGTGGCTGGGCACTACTCGAAGTTTGATTCGAGAATCAAGTACCACCAACGCCCCTTGGGTTAAGATCGAGTACATCGGGCCTCTGTAATGGGTGATGGGATAATGGTAGAAGAGCACAAGATTGGAATCCCCGAATTGTATGGTGAGGTAAGAATCATCGGGGATAAGTTGACAGAATACATCAATAGACAGGACGTGCAGTCCACGTCGCTTACCCACCGTGTGGTCGAACTTGAAAAGGACCTCGCAGAGGTAAAGGCTTGTCAGCAGAACGACAAGACCCAGCGTGCAGCTACTTCACGTCAGCTATGGATGGCAACCCTCACCGCCTTTCTCTTCCCGTTAATCCTCTTGGGTATCGGGATAGCAATTACGAAGTAAGGAAACCACATGTGGACTGTAACTTATTGGAAGCAGCTCGTAGAGGACGCCATTCAGGCTGCTGCGACTGGTGCACTGTCGGTTCTGGGTCTCGATGTCCTGGACGTCTTCAACGCTGACTGGAAGGCAGCCCTGGGTGTAGGCCTGGGTGGTGCTGTACTGGCCGTGCTGAAGGGTGTAGCCGTCAAGAATGTTGGTACGCCGGACACCACGTCCGTAGTCAAGCAGGATGAGAGTCGTGCGTAAGAACAAGACTCGTCGTCGGCCCCAGAAGCCGAAGGTAGTTTACGAAAGCAAATACGTTTAGGCAAAAAGAAAAGCCCCCTCCGAAAGGAGGGGGCACTTTTGCTATTTACGTAGCTTTCTCCACAGGAGGACGAACAACCACAACCCACCTGTGAACACGACCATCAGGAAGTTGACCCAAAATCCGTTACGACGATACTCCCAGCTTGCCATGTCACCACCTTGCTTACACCGGTGGCTCTAATGGCCTTCAGACAGCCGTAGCAGGGCGAACGAGTCACGTAGAGGGTTGCACCATGGAGGTCACTTCTGTCACAGTACAAAAGGGCGTTGAGTTCAGCGTGGATGGCAACGCAGTTGGAGTAACAGGACCCAGGAGCCACATCTGAAACTGCCCGAGGGCATGAGCCACATCCAGCCATTCCTGACGGTGCTCCATTGTACCCTGTACTCCTTATCCGCTTGTCTTCTCCAACGACCACTGCACCAACTTGATCCCTAACGCAATCTGAGCGTCCAGCAACAGCCTCCGCAATCCCCAGAAAGTACTCATCCCAAGTCGGTCTTGGAGGGAGTTTAACGACTCCGGGGTAGTCAAGGGTCACTCCGGATCCAGCTCCGACTCAGCAAAGTTTGGGCTACCGCCATTCCGACCATCAATCCACACACAGTAGGGACGCTCTGGCGTAGACCCATGGTCCGGGTCATCCACAACCGTCACCTTGCCATGCAGACCAACCAAGGGCTCCCACCCGTAGGTGTCGTTGATGATTACGCGGTCCCCGACTTCATACTTGAACATGGTACCTCTTCCTAATCGAGTGTGACTGCCCCGTTGGCAGCCTCACAAACTTCCTTCAAAAAGTCCTCGAAATCAAAGTATTTGACGTCATTGTACACCCAACGGCCATCTTTGGTGTAAGCCTGCATCGATACCTCAGCCTCTGACGAGGAAGAACAACTGCAACCCCATCCGGAGTCTACCTGAAGCTCCATCCGGAAAGTGTCAGTGTCGATTTCCTCACCTTCAATCAGAGCGAAGGCTAGCTGCTTAGCACCCCAGGCCTTGAGGGCCTCGTCATACTTCATGTTGTCTCCTCAACACTGGTCACAGGAACTAACACCATCAATACAGCATGTGGCGCTCTTACAGCGCCAACAGGTAACACACATGGTTACCTCTTCTCTGGGTCCTGCCACGGGAAAGGCTCTTCCCGAGGCTCTGGGATCGGCTTAGGCGGTGGGGGACAGGGATTGGAAGGTGAGTGCGAACCTAAACAGTGTGGACAGTAGGGCGTTCCCTTGCCTGCCATTAGAGTTCTCCTTGGTCTTCCTTGATGACATCGTAGGGGTCAATTTCTGTGACGTGAGCGCCACGGATGCGGTAGCAAGTCAGGTGGGAGAGAGTGGTCTTGTCTTGCAGCTCTTTCCGCAACCAGTTCTCAAGGTTGTACTTCTTGGTGTAAGCGCACTTGACTTCAAGCTCATCAAGGAATGGGTCCCACTCAAGGGCCATGTAGATGTAGTCCACTACTTGTCCTTCCGGGCCTGGGCCTCTCGTGCGGCTTCCTTGATTCGGTCAACCACCTCAAGCGGAGGTGCGTCAGCAATCTTCTCGGCTACTGACTTCTCTTCAGGCTCATTGAATGCATCAGTCATCTTTGTCTGCGTCCTCTTCCTTTTCCTGAACCAGGTCCTGGAGTTGCTCTACTGCGTTTTCCCAGTAGGCTTCTTTATCGAAGGGGTCCATCACCAGTTCCGCATCTTCGTCTTGGGCTCAGAGTCAGTCAATGCCTCACGGCACTGGTTCTTGTAGTCCTCGTTGGTCCGGTCGTGGGTCACACCAGGGTTGGTGATTGCAGCATCGCCACGAGAGGTTTCGGTTTCCCAAGTTCTGTCAGACATTGAAACTCCTTAGTTGCTAGGAGGACCCGGACAATCGTGACGTTCCAGGTCCATGACTCGGCTGAAGGATTGATAACAGGTTTGGCAGACTAGCATTAGTCCTCATCCGGAGGATTCGTGCACGCACTTCCGTGAGAACCCCACCCCGAGGGGTAGTAGTCCCCACAGTCGGGGCACTTGGTCATTCCCTGCGTGTTGAAGTCACCAATCGGGTTACGTCCGAAGATACTCATGGTTACTCCTGGTTGGCTGGGTTGGAGGGACAATTGAAAGCATGGTTGGTAGCCTGGTTGTTGGCATCAGCCACGGCCTCATTGTGGTTCTTGCCGTAACCCGTGAAGGATGCCGAACAGAACGGGCACTGAGCAGTGGTACTAGCCATTACCTACAGCTCCCTGTGTTGGCGACTGCCACTCCACCAGTACTCGTGAAGTAGACAAGTCGGTTGGTTTCGGTGTCACACAGCTTGTACAACGTGTGGCCATCCACACGGGTCACCGTAACAGGCCCTGAGGTGCCCGCTGAGGCACCAGAATTGGCTACCCCACACGATGACACCACCAGAGCCACTGCGAGGCTTACAGAGGCAACGAAAGCCTTCACAGATCAAGCACCTCCACCTTCAGCACATTGACTGTTGGGTACAGGAAGATGTTGTTGTTCACATCAGCAACCAGAAGATACCCATGTGCGTGCATCGTGACAGCATTAGCAGCCTCAATCTCGTGAAGATCCCAATGCAGGTCTTCATAGGCAGTGATTTGTGCCAATTGGTGCCGGTTATCAAACACAGGCTTGTGGCTGGGCAGCTTATAACAAACGTTAGCCTTCAAGAGCCTCAACCTCTCCGACTGGACGACGAACCGGTCGGTACTGCTGGTTGCTCTTCCATCCATAACGGGTTGCCCTGAGCTGTGCCAGTGCGTTGTTAGCACTTGCCTTGCTCGGGTACCAACCATTGAAGTGGTTAGTGCTGGCCATTCGCCACTCACCGTAGTGAGTGGAGAAGTACTGAACACCATATTCGTAATCTTCGGCCACGAACATCACGGGATCGGTAAACTCAGTAGTCACGGGTTAGTTCTCCATCCTTGTCCCAGTCGGAAGGCACTGGCTTTTGCAGTGCCTTGTACAGCCGGTAAGCCTCAGGATAGAGACCACCACAAGCGCTTACCAGCTTCTTGAAGTCGTCGGGATAGTCGTAGTGGAAGTTTACAGTCTCATCGGTGAGCCTGAGCTTGCGATCCTGGCAGATCATGTGGACCCTGTTATTTGAGAACTCTACGTATTCGTTGTCTTCCTCCAGGGTAACAAATACGCTCTTGTTATTAGCACCAGGGACAATCTCAACCTTGGAGACGTACCGAAGAGCCAGCCAGGGACGGTTAGCCGGAGCTGTCATGAGAAGAACTCCTCAATCTTGCCCTTGTAGAAGATCTGGTCAGGGCTATCAACCAGTTCGAGATCCCCGAGGTTGGCGATACCAACCACCTTGTTGTGGTTCTTCATGTAGCCAGGCTCGGCTTCTTGACAAAGCAGGTCTACCTCGTCCTCATACCTGGTGTGGTCCAGGTTGAGGTAGAACTCATCATCGTCATCAGACAGAGCAGAGTGCTTCTCAAGCCACACAGCAAGCTTGTCCAGCTCCGCCTGGTTACCATCAAGCTGCAACCAGAAGTGCCAGACCTCACCTTCCCACCGGTTGTCTTCGGTGAACTTCACGAACTCACGCATCTTTGGGCCTCTCACACTTGCAGGGATAAGTTTCCTGACAAACGGGGCATTTCTTCACAGACATGAGTCACCTCCTAGTGACCCTTGCATTGAGTCATGGGTTTACCACAACTCTTGAGTGGGCATACTGGGATCTTCACCAGTCCGCCCCTGAATGAACTGGACACGGAAGGGTGTGGCCACAGTGGCACTTGTTAGACATTGTTCCTCTTCTCCTTGTTAGTTACGCGAAGGCTCGTGGTTCCTTGGACAGTGCATCAAAGTCAATCATGGACGTCTGACGCTTTGCCTGGGCAATCTCCCACTTGTGCTTGTCATCTTCTCGAAGGAGGATCTTGTACCGCTGACGAGTATCACGCTGCCAAACAATGATTCCCTCCGCTCCCTCGACATAGAAATCCATCTTGTTGGAGTTGGGCAGGGTCATGAACCCTGTAGCCTGAGACCCATGAACCTGAAGAAGCTCAAGCGCCTTGGGGATAGTCATCCAGTCGGCCGGTCCATCCCGCTGCTCATCGTGAAGGACAGGAACCAGAGTAAGACCAGGGATGTCAGCATCCACAAGCCGTTCCAGGTTGCCCTTACCATGCCAGTGCCAGGTGTTGAACAGTGCCCACCTACGGCCCGCGACTGCGAGAGGATTCGCTTGGATACCTTCGCCGTACCACTCGCCATAATGGTAACCGTATCCCAGAAGGTTTGCCAGACCATCAGCATTATCCCAGACCCACTTAGCAAAACCAAAGTTGTCATTCTGCGGAGTGATGATCCGCTTACGCGACTGAGCCCTCACGAGGTACTCAACCTCAGGTGCATTGAACTCACCCACACCAGGGCCAAACACCAGTACAGCATCCGAAGGAACGGGATGATCCACGTGATGACCAATGGAGAAGCCCTGGACACTCACACCAGCATTGGTTCCATTGATCTTCTCAGTGATGTGAAGACCCTTGTGGAACCTTGGGGTGGAACCCCACGACTTGAACTGCCCGAAGGTGTCCTCATCGTCGTGGAGTTCGCTTCGCGATCCGTTCTCATGCGTCGTAGCAGTCATCAGATCCTCACCATTTCAGTCTCGATGTGAACAGACTCAAGGTTCTCGAAGTAACCCTTCCAGGTACCGTTGTAGAACGAGATACCAGCAACCTCGATCTGACCAAACCCACCACGGTTTGCCTCGTTGTCGTTGTAGATCGCATCCCTGACTGCAAGAGCCTTCTCAAGAGTGTCAACAACAGCCACGAGGGTGGTCTCACCCGAGGAATGACCAAAGGAGTTACCCGTGCCATACTGGACAACAATCGGGAACACAACCTGACCAACCTCAGGTTCGAAGTCAACCTCTACACGCTCAGTCCACACACCAATTCGACCACGAGCCTCTTCTGCTAGGTAAACGTTGCACCCCTGGTAGTGGTACTCGGTTTCCCAGTCCCCATACGTCTCACCATCCCAATAGTTCCGGGCGGTGAGTGACTCCAATGCAACATACAGATCGGTCACTTGTCCCTCCCAGAAAGAACACGAAGCGAAAGTGCGATGTCGTGAAGAAGGACGTTGGTCTCAACCGAACCACTGGCCATCGTGGCCTTCACGCGGTTGTCGTAGTCATCCTGAGTGGTGAACCAATCACCCTCCTCCTTCTTGATCTGCTGAAGGTACTGATCGATGCCCAAAATGTGGTCCTCGAAACCCTCGACGGAGTAGCTCTCACCAAGGTGGTTAAAAAGGTCGCTCATGTGTTTCTCCTCAGAAGTCGTGTGCGCAGTAGGCGCAAGAATAGATTTGGTTTACATCGTAGGTAGGAATCCAGGGGTACAACCCCTGGTCAAACTTCAGCCAACCTTCATACAAGATGTCGTTGTAGTCGTTGACTAGGTCTTCAGGAGTGGGGTAGCAATGGTAGCACTCCCCACACACCTTGTACTGGTAATCGGTCAGGGGTTCATGACCATGAATGAGACACCACTCTCCTGCGGCATCCCATTCAGCAATTTGTTCGTAGGTTGGTTCATCCATTGAGGTGCCTTACGTGGACAGGTACCACCTGTGAAACCCCGTCAATGATATAAATCTTGAACACCCAGGAGGTTCCATTGATCTCTTCATCACAGAAGATACACAGGTGGTAGTGCTGGCTAATGTCCGGCTTCGTACCAGTTCTTTCCGGCTGGTCCGGCTGAGGCTGGGAATTCAATCAACTGCCCTCCTGATTTAGGCTTGAAGGACCGCGTCATCACCTTCACGGCGTAGTCCCTATACTTGTCGAAATGTTTCCGGGGAACCGAGAAGATGAACTCGTCATGCACCTGCATCTTCACACACTTCAGAAGCCACAGTGGCATTGCCAAGAGGATGTCACACATGATCTCACGAGTACCAGACTGACCGATAAGAGCCGGGGCCTGAGTGAACTCTCGTCCCTTCTCAACCCACATCTTCCGACCCCAGTCATTCAGGACATACCCATGAGCATGAGCGTAGGCACGTACCCTGTTCTGCCACTGAACCAGCACCTTGTATTCTGCATTCATTCCATCACAGAACACCTTGGCCTCCTTGAGAGGAGTCCCAGTCTGCTTAGACAAGGTGTTGGCCTGTCCACCATAGGACCAGCCATGCCCGAGAGGCTTGGCCAACTGCCTATACCGCTTGGGATCGGACTCGACTAGAGCCTTACCCCAGGCTGCCAAGGCATTGATCATGTGACCATCAGCGCCAGGTTCGAATCGCTCTGCATACTTCTTGTCACCCGAGTAAGCAGCAACCACACGAGCATCTGCGTTACTCAAGTCAATGCCGAACATGACTTCGTCGTAGTTATCTGGGATGAAGTAAGACTTCTCTACCGCACCTGGCCCATTAGCCGTCCACACGGTGAGTCCGGGTTTAGTGGTGCTCCATCTTCCAGAACGCTGAAGCATGGTGATATCGGGGTGTGCAAATCCATCAGCGTGGACTGAATCCAAAGCAAGGCTAGCAAGAGATCGCTGCCCCATGAGTTCAGCCAAAGCCTCACCAAAAGCCTCGGCTTCTGTTCCCTTAGTTTGGTCAAGGAGAACCTTCCCTCCTAGTGAGATGTTGCCTGTGTCTGTCCGGGGCCAGTCCTTCTTCTTATAAGGGTCGATCCCCACATCCTTGAGGGCTTCAACGATGGCTGCCTTACCCTCGTTGGACCGCCAAGGCTGCTTACCTTCAGTGGGGAAGTCGTACTTCTCAACCAGTCCAGCCATGATTACCTCACGGTTGGCTGCTAGTTCATCCACACGGGCTTGTGCTGCCTCTTGGTCCACCCTCACACCATTGGATGCAATGACCTCCTTACGGGCCTCAATGCGCTGTTCCCTGAGGGCATAGTCATTGATACCCCCAAGCTCCAAAAGTCCGTCAGCAACAGCCTCAGAGGCCAATACGTCGTGCTTCAGGTACTCTCGATACCTCGGGTCATCCTGTGGGATCTTGCCATACCCATCAACCTCACGTGCCTTGCCCTTCAGTTCAGGGTCACCGAACTCCTTGGCAAGAACCGAGAGTTCCATGGACTTACCCGGAACCCCTAGCTGATGAGCTTGCTCATCCAGACCGAACCAGGCCTTCATCTTGTCGGGTGAGTCGGCCAGAGCCTTCTTACCCTTACGGTTGACATAGGAATAAGGCGCTGGGTTAACCAGAACAGCATGAGTCCAAGTGTTTAGCACCCTTCCCTGTTCGGTGAGGTCCAACCACACATCACTCCATGGTCCATACACCGCTTTGAAGTCGAATGCGTGGATATTGTGACCAACAATCCATCGTGCCTTGTCAATCTGCTCGATCAGTTCATCAATCGAGGTGGTAATTCTGACTTCATCCTTCTTACGCCACTTGTACCCGATGAGCCTAACAAATTCCTCGGGGTCCATCGTGTATAGCTTAGTGGCAGAGTGTGATTCGATGTCGAAATAGATAGTGCCCCGAGGCATAGGTTAGCCTTCCGAGAGAGTCTTCAGTGCCTGCTTGAGTTCCCTGATTTCTGCTTCTGCCTTGAGGGCTCGCACCTTCCAGCCGCAAGGCTCATCGTCATCAACAGAAGGCGTAAGAACATCCAGACGATTATTACTAACCCACAACCCGTTATCACGGTGAGGAAACTTCACCCGATAGGTCATGTACTCGTCTTCAGGGTCGATGTAGTCGATGATGCCCACATCACCCAAACTCAAGCCGTAGTCACCCGCGTAGGTCATGGTCATAGGACCAACAAACTTGACCTTGGTGCCGAGCGACTGTTCCAGATCAATCATCGAGCAACTCCAATTCGTCTTCGTTGAAAGGCCATGCAAACTGAGGGAGTCCGAAGTAATCGAACTCAACGATCACCGGCCAGAGCTTTCCTGGTTCATAAGCCTTGACAACACCGGTCAGACCGTTGATCTGGTCACCCGGCATGTTAACAATGACTTCATCACCCTTCTCAAACATACCTACCTCTCTCCTCAATCAGTTGTAGCATGCTTTCACGGGTGTGCGGAGCATCGTACTGAGCGCACAAAGCAAAGTTGTTCTTACTCATGGTTCCTCTACGGCCTGGGTCATGCCACAGACACCGCAAGGTGAGCGGCACGGGATCAGAGTCCCCGCCAAGGATATGAACACTTCTCCGGAAAGCTGCATCCTCTCCTCCCCAACCTTCAAATCGCTCATCGTGCCCACCCGTTTCCAGGTACAAACTTCGTCTGATGAGCATGATTCCAGTTTGAAAGGGCACCGTGTACAGGGGATCGGTGGTTTCCTGATACCACTTCTTGGTTTCAAGAATTCTATCAGTCGCTTCAGCATTGAAGTACTCCGTTTGATTCCCCAAGGGGACCCACTTGGTGTTGTAATCCTCCTTTAGTCTACGCAGACCCTCGGAAACCATAGTGAAGTCAGGGATCACATCCGCACCAGTTGTCAACAGGAACGGTTTAGTCGACATCTTGAAGGCGTTGTTGCATGCCTTGGCAGTATTGAACGGACCATGGTCTCTGCCGTCAGAGGCTGCACACAACTCCACACCAAGCAAGGACCACTCCCACTTGATGTATTCCCAGACCTCGATTCTCTGGGGGTCGGTGGACCTCCAAGGCACAAGAACTGAGACGTCCATCAGTATCGGTGAATCGCTCGGTGAAGCTTCTGGAGAAGCACTTCATCAGAAGGGCGCTCGGTACCCAGTGGGATACCAACCAAGTCACCAATGTCATTGCGAAGCTGGGTGTATTCACCCCACCAGTTCTTCTGCACTTCGGTGGCCAGGACTTCCCGACCGTCAATCAGAACCTTGATTTCCATCAGTCCTCCAACTTGTCCAGCTCGTGATCCATCAGTGCCCAGGTGTTGTCCGGACCATGACCACCCACATTGGGGTCATCCGCCTTGAAGAACAGCAACTCAGGGGCGTCCTCGACAACCTCAAAAACGGTGCCTACCGCACCAACCAGCTTGTCTCGATCGATCGCAAGGAAGTCGTAGTGGGAGTTGACAACTGCTCGATCGCCTGCCTGAAACTTAACCATTGATTTCTCCGATGTCTTGAACCGAGTTGGGACACAACACACGAAGGTGACCAAGCACCTCAGTGGCAAACAACTGAATCTCTTTGTCGGCTGCGATATGGTATCGCTTGCTCAACACGTCACGCCATGCCCGGATGTTTCCGGTGACCACCATAGGTGAGTCGGTCATGTTGGGGAGAACAGCCCTTGCTGCCTCCCGTGCCTGCTTACGCTTGTAGCCATGGCTGACAAACAATTCAACCAGCTCGTTGTAAATAGTGAGACTAGACTCCCAGAACTGCCTGAGGTCACTGTCTGTCCAAGCTGCATCATTTCGGGGCAGTTCCCATACGATGGGAGGAATGACAAAGGTCAGGTCATTAGCATCAACATACCGTTGAGAGATGACGGAAAAGCTCAAGTGCCGATGCCTGGTCAGCTCTGCGAGCAGACTCCTTGAAACCCCAGAGCAATAGAAAGTGACACTTCCATGCTCCATCACCGAAAAGTGATTCTGATCGATGATGTTCTTCAAGTAACCCTCGTTGGAAGCTGTCTCCGGACGCTTCCGTTCCCATGATGTGTAGCAACCCCTTCCGGCTAGCTCATGAAGCTCATCGATGTGGGTGACAAATCCACCCATCAAATCACCCCTGTCCATACTGTAAGGGGTTTCTGACTCGACGGCATAAGTATGAAGTTGTGTTGAAGCAATTGGAATTACCTTCACGACAGTCGCTGCCTCTCATGCAAGTACACCACGTAGTCAGCCAAGCTTTCAGAAATCATCTCCGCCACTACGTAGACACCTCGCTTACGCGCATCAATCTCAGACAAGGGTTTGTTGACTGTGGCTATAGCCCAACCACCGATCAGGTCATCCACCACAACAAACCATTCGCTTGTCAATATGGTCTCTGTATGTTCGTTACTCATGGTTCTCCTCTGTGAGTGTGGGGTTTTGATATCGACCTAGACACTGTCCCCACTTCAACGCACCTAAGCTATGCGTCACTGACTACTACTTACCCTTTGGCTTCCAGGCAGGCTTGCACCCGTCAACATCGGCAGGGCAGAACCCAGCCTCCCAGGCATTCCCGTTCTTCACACCAGACCGGTGGTTACGCGGACCGTGCTCGCACGACCCAACCCATGCAGGCGTCTGAGACGTGCCCGTATTGCCCCCTGAGGACGCCGTAGCAGCCTTCGGAGAGTCAGACGGACCAGACAGCTCACTGAACGTCTTGCCAAGCTCAGCAGCAGCCTTCACCACGTCGGTCAAGTCGGTCCAGTGCTCAGCAATCTGAGCCTTCAGATCCGCAATGTTGTTACCACGAACAGAGACAGACGAACCATCGTATCCCTTACCCTTGATAATCATGGTTGCGTGGTTAGCATCCTGAGTCTTCAGGGTCACGTCGTAGTTTCCAATCTGAGTCTGAGCCTCATCCCCGACAGGCGCGTTGTCCTGTCCAGGCTCAGTGTTGTCATCGTCGAACGGGGAGGACTTCTTAGTGGTACGAGTAGTCATTTTGTTTCCTACCTTACGGGACAAGCGCCAGTGGCGCAGTTTTCGTCAACACTGTCATTGGTTTCGGTAGCCTCAAGGAGATCGAACTCCCACTTGGCCATCCGTTCGTATGGGGCCTGAACAAAAGACTGCTCAGGAAACACTGTCGAGCCCTTAAGCTCTGGCCCATACTCGGTAAGCAACTGTGTTAGGTCTGCCACCGAATACTTCTTTGGGTCAACATTAGCGGTGTAGGACACCGCATTATCAGCCCACAAATCTTGATACATTGCTTGGACATTCAGCATGTCCTGGAGTGTCAGTTCAGCCGGAGACTGCACAAGCTCTTCCGCCCGTTCCGGACCCCACTTGGCTGCCACCTCATCAAGAAGGATGTCCTTGGTGGGGATGGATACAACCATAGTCTCTGCCGCTACCGCGTCGGGTTCAACCACAAACCCACGGTTGGCATAGTCCATGCAGGTTGCCCACTGGTCTGGATCAACAATGGAGAACCTGATTCGCCTGATGAAGTACTTGGCAAACACTGGGTGAATGCCTTCGGTTACACCAGGCATCTTCGCAATGGTCCCTGTCGGAGCCACTGTTCGCTTCTTGACCGGCACTGGAATACGGAGCTGGTGGGCATATTCTGAGGCAGCAATGTCAACCTCCCATGCCATGACCTCCAACATGCCACTGACCCTTGCATCTTCCGTGCACTCGGAATACTTGACTCCGAGCTTGGCTACAGCGGAAGCAAAGCCAAGATGGCCAACACCAATACGACGATTGCGAGCCAGCGTTGCAGCTTGCTTGTCATCATTTACGTCTCCGTATGTTGCTCGGATGAGGAACCTGGTCATCAGTTTGTGAGCCTGATGGAGTCCCTCCATATCCCAGATCATCTTAGAGTCACCATTGGGGTAACTATATTCGATGACGAAACTATCCAGGTTCACATGACCAAGGTTGCAGTTCTCCCACTCCTCAAGAGTGATCTCACCACAAGGGTTGGTGCAGATGACCTCGTTGGGTTCACCTTCTTGGGACTTGGAGTAGTTCCAGATCCCAGGCTCACCATTGTGAAGCATGCCGTTGGCAATTCGATAAAGAACTCGACTCGCCTTGACTACCTTCTCGTCCTGGCACTCGGTAATGTCAGGGGGATCAACCCACGCACACTCCCAGAACTCATCGTCAACAACCACTGAGATGTTGGTGCTCCAATGACCACCCAGACGCTTGGAGTCACAGAACTCCATGATCTGCCAGTCATTCCAGTGCATCATGGCCATTCGTGCAGACCTGCGATTACCACCAGACACCACACACTGAGCAATGGCATGGTCAATCTCCATTGCTCCGATACCAGACAACCTGTCCTGGTAGTGGTCGTTCATGACTCCCGAGACTTCTCGCAGCATGATGGCAAGAGGAAGAGGCCCGGACGCCCTTCCACCAAAGGTCTTGAGTCGGGAGCCTTCACCCCTGACTCGGGAAACGTCATAGACCCTGTCCTGGTGTTTGATGTCCTGTCGGTAGTGCGTCTCCAGTAGATCAACCAGAGCACAAGCCCAACCTTCACGACTATCCTCGACAGGAAACGCCCCTTCCCAGTCTGAGTCAAATACCTCAGAAAGTACTCCAGCATCTTTCATCTTCTGATAGTCGGGGTGCTCCGGATCGCACACAACATGCACCTTGAGCCGGTTCTCAATCTCAGGGTACTTGGCAAGGAATGAGTTGGAGTAGTTAGCTCCAACCCCTCCACCCTCCATCAGTCGGAGGAACGTAAACTCGAAGTGTTCGGTGACCTCGGTACCCCAACCGCTAACGTGGCAGTTGAAGAGGTACTGTCGTCCCTTCACACCTGATGCCCAGAGGTGTCGACCACCAGGCAGGATCTTGAAGCTATGGATGGCTTCAATCAAAGCCTCACGTTCGCCCTTGAGATGGTATTTCTCAGGAACCAACGCAAGGTTTCCATCGACTACACGTTCAACTGTTTCCATCCATGTTTCTTTAGAGCCATCCGGCTTGGTCCTGGAGTAGGTTCGGTTATAGACCAGCTCTCCCTGAGGACCCCACTTAGGTGCGGTAAATGCCACAGAATGCCTCTTTCTCTTCATCCGACCAGTTCTGAGTCATGGCCGGTCGTTCGTCTGGATACACATCAGGGAAGACCCAAGAGCGGTACATGGTGGTTCGACCACCACCATTGAGAGCACCATCAAAGATGTTATGCACTATGACCACTCTCCCGTGATGCCAATCGATGCTGAGTTGGACAGGACAGTACGTGCACCCGGTCCATTCTCATAGGTGTACTCGTTGAAGTTGTGGATCTGGTTCATGAGCTGAGTCAGTTTATCCAGGGACCTGGACAGTGTCTCAGGGTGACCTGAGAAACTCCCATGAACGAACTTATCAACCAGGATGTTGAAATAGGAAAAGCTATCTTCCTTCAACATCAACATAGCTGAGTGCAAGTCCACTCGTTCTGTAGCAGTCTTGTAGTCGTCGTTCTTGAAGAACAACCCATCTTCCAGCATGGCCCGGACTTCGTCCTTGCCATAGATGTATTGACCAGACCACTGCTCGTACCCGTGGATCTCAGCGACTGCTACCTGAGTACCCACACGTCGAAGCTTCTTATCCCGGTCGTCGTGGGTGTCTTCCTGATACTGCTCAAGCTGAGGGATGTTCTCCATCAGCCACACCCACATATCCTGTCGGATGTCTTCCCAATCCAAGTCGGTCCACTTGTATGAGGTGGACTTGGCCACCTTGTCTACGTGAGCATAGAACCCCTCACTAATGTCCATTAATTAACCTCCACCCTGAACTCAGCCTTGGAACTCTTAGGCCACCTTCCACAGTCGTTGCACTTGTAACGCTGGTATTTACCGATCTGCGTGTAGTGAAACCCTCGCTTCTCAAGGTTAGTGGAACCACACCTACAGGAGAATTCCACCTCGTTGTACAAACCAGCATGCGGAAGGTTAGGAATCCACCCCTTCAGCTTCGTGAAAGCCTTCTCAGTGATGACAACATCTTCCTTGTTGTACTCACGCATCTTAGTCCATGCGTTGATGTCACCATTCAGGCAGTCGATCCACAACTGGAAGCCAGCGTGCTTCACCTTCTGACCAATACCCAGCTGTTGTGCCAGGTGATCCAGCTTGGTAGAACCAAACTTGAACTTGGCCTTGTTCACCTTCCAGAGGTCTACGCTCTGGTAAGGAGCAGGTTCACCAAGGTCCAGTGCCTGGAACTCACGGTTGAAGTGCTTTAGGTCAAAGCCATCGCCATTGTAGGTGACCAGTACATCAGCCTCCTCAATCAACTCGAACGCCTTCTTGACCATGGTGTCATGACCATCATGGAAGTCGGAATAGAACAGCACATCCGGTTCGTGGTACCACTTGGCTGCGAAACAGATAACCCTGGTCCACTCCTCGATCTGCTGAAGCGAGAAGTTCTGGTTGAACAACCCGAAAAAGAATCCAGCATGTGGACTCGTCTCGATATCAAGCGTCAGGATCTTCATCTTCATCCCCGTTCTCGATAACATCCGCATCTAGCAGTGCTGCTGCAATACGAATGAGTCGAACCCTCAGCATCACAAAGTAATTGATGCCATCCAGGATCTCATCGTCGGCTTCCTTGAAGAGACGGAGCAGTGGGTATTCCTCGAACTTCTGATACCCCGGAAAGGCATACTGCTCGTGACCTATACCCTTGATACGTGCAGTCGCATCAACCACAGTATCGGAAACTGCACCAACCAAGTCCTCGGAACTCCATCCGAAGGGCTTCATGATCTTCTCAAGGTTGGTGGTGTTTACCGGATCACCATCGTCATCAACCTCGGTGATATGAACCGCTGCTACCTCCTGCATGTTGAACAGGGGTTCAATCTCACCTTCTTCAAACCCGAAGGTCTTGTCTCCAATCTCCACGAGGTAGAGACCGAATTCCCTGCTCTTGACAATGCCAACCTTGTTGAGGTTGTTACCAGCCTTAATCAGGACGGGACGTCCGACCAGATTCATGGCATCTCCTTCCCGATTGCTTTCCAAAGTGCTTGCTCTCCTTGTTCCATGTAAACCGAGTTCACATCGCCACCTGGCATGGGGATTTGCTTGAACTGAACGCCACGGAGGTAAGGGTCAGAGCCAACCTTGTCTGCCATGTCCTTACCTTGTCCCTTGACATCATCATCCACACAGAAGTAGATCGTGGCATACCCCGAGAAAATTCTCCCGAAGTGCTTTGCCCAGGCTTCTGTACCTGGGATGCCAATGGCATCCATACCGATCACTTCCCATGTCGCAGCATCCAACTCACCTTCACACATCACGATCTCATCGTGAGACCTAATGATTGCATTGGTGTTGTAGAGATGAATGCCACCACCCGTTTGGGCTGTGTATTTGCCCAGCTTAGGGTGAGCTTCCTTGCAGTCGTGGTTCTCGATACACCTGAACTTGATGTTGATTACCGAGATACCACCAACCGGACTGGGTCGGAGATAAGGGATCGCCAACCTCCCCCGCTGGTATTCATGCCCAGGCAAGGGGTCTGCTACATACCCAAACCCCAATGCATCTGCCCTAGGACCAACGAGTCCCCTTTTTGCTAGGTACTCTTCGGCCGGACTTCCGTCCAGGCTTTGATTGTATCGGCGTGAAGCTTCTACCAGAAATCTCTTCTGCATATCTGACAGCTTCTGCAAAAGTTAGCTCCTTTTCAAGGGTTAGCCTGTGGTAATACTGGATGAGCTTGATAGCATCTCCACGCACCTCACAGGAGCTACAAATGAAAGCTTGTGCACGGTAGTTAACCCGACTGGAAGGTCTGGTCTCATCATGCCAAGGACACAGACAGATGTTCCATTCCTTCTTGTGAGCTGGAGCCTCCCAGTCGGGGAACCACAACGTGAACAGCTTATAGATCAGGGAATTGGCTACGCCGTCTCCCTCAGTTCCCATTCAAACTCCTCAAACGTGAGTCCGTTTACATCTTCCAGGGTGGCCCGAAGGATAGAAACACCCTTGCTGGAGTGGAGACTCAACGTCGTGGTCCAGTCAACATCTGCATCCGAGATGTCCCACGGAAGCAGGTCAGCGAACTGGTCAAGCGTCTGCTGGCGGAGAATGTCCTTAGCCTTCATTGCTGACTCCCTGGTTGTTTAAAGTGGAACTAGTACTTAGGCCCAGCCCTTGTCTTCTACACGCTTACGCACTTCGAACTGCTCTTCACGCGAGAGGTAACGCTCGGAAAGCTTCTCCGCGATCTCTACGAAGGTGAGGTGCTTCTCATCGTTAGCAACGTCGGCCGTGATGGTTCGAAGAATGGGGTTACCATTCCAGTCGTCCACCTCCTCCTCGTACAGGGCGACAGACTCCATGTAGTCACCCTCCGGCCGGTCAGCAAACAGGACTTCCAGCACTGAGCTACCCGGAATACCACTGTAACCATCGTAGTACAGGGTGGAAAACTCGGTGTTGTCATACTCGTCCTTACGGACATCAGGCTCAACGCCCTTGACCTCACACAGAACACCCAGGCAACAGTTGCTGCGCTGACCATCCTGGTTTTCACGACCAAGATAACCCGTGGTCTGAACACGGTCAGGATTGTAAAGCTCAACAATCCAGTCCTTCATCAGATCAGTTGCCATTGTTATTCTCCTCCAACAGGTTGATTGGTCCTTCGGAAACCCACAGGGTGACGCTCTTGCCTTCCGATCGAGAAAGGATCTCGATCAGGTCGTGACCACCTACTGTCAAGGTGTCAGGGTCCATCGGAGTGTACTCCGAATAGCCCCAACCCATGTCCACGAACAGGTCACCATCAAAGGTCTCATCAGCAATGCCGACAATCACAGGGCCACTGAACTTGGCGTCCTCAATCTCACTTACAACATCTGAGTCACCAATCCATACTGCCCCGTTCTTCTCATCGGGGTAACCATCGTAGGAAACACGAAAGTTATCACCCAGGGTAACTATACCCTCGAACTTTACAGCCTTCATTATACTCCTCAGTACTCACTGAACTTGTTGGCCAGTTCGATCAGTGCACGCTTGGTTGCGATGTTCACACCCTCGTTGAAGTCGAACTCGTCCTCAGGGTTGCGCTTGGCAACACCAATACCCTCAACGATCTCACCATCCTTGCTCGCAAAGATGTTCACCACAGTGAAGCACTTGGTGGAATCAACAAACGTGTAGACATCAATGACAACCTCTCGGTTGTCCTGGAAAGACTTGCTCATGTTTCTCCTATGGCTTCTTAGCGGGTGCTGGCTTAACAGGGGTTTGGGTCTTGGTCTGTGGCTTTGGTGGCATTGGCTTGGGAACCACCGGAGGTGGAACCGTCACCGTCTTAGTCTTGGTGCCATCAAAGTCCAGGTCCAACTCAACAGGTGGAGGGACAATCACTTCCTGATCTCCACCAGAATCAGAAGGGGTGTTCGTCGGGTTGTCGCAACCGGTGAGCGCAAACACACCTGCCACGAAGGCCGCAGTTACGGCAAATCGCTTCACTGTTTCTCTCCAGGTATTCTCGTAGGTAATCAATGCCATTGATGAGGATCTGAATGCTATCCCCAATCCTACCGAGGAATACATTGCAGATTGTACAGAGAAATCCACGAACACATTTACCGCATGAGGTCTTGCCTGGGCAACACCCGTGGTCATGATCTACTGCTCTCCCCTTGCGCTTCCTACAGATCCAGCACATGCCGCTGTATCGCTCTGTAAGGGCCTGATACTGCTCAGGGGTCAGATTGTACTGCTTCGCTACGTACGTCACCCTACGGGCCAACTGGACGGTAGTACGGCGGTCTCTGTGGCATGTCGCGCATCGTGGCCCCGGTGGCGTGCGCTTCCTGGTCAAGGATCCACAACCTACGCATGGCTTCGTAATGGTATTCGATATCGGGGTCGTAGTTGAGGAGGATTTCTGCTTCCCAACAGAGTTGGTCTTCACCACAGGGCTCCGTACCCTTTTTGCACGGGCCATTCATTGTACTCGTTTCTGAGGAAAATTACTTTTGAAAGGAAACCGGAAACCCGACCCAAAAATTCTGACAAATCCAGGACTTTGAACCGAGTACCCAGTTACTCCAGGCCGTAGCCGTAGTCATCACCGGGGTAATCGGTGTAGTCGTCTTCCAGCTCAGGCTTCCACTCTTCTGGGTCAAACATCAGATCATCTCCTGTTCGTAGTGTGCCCACTCTTCAATCTGTTCTTGTGCTTGTGGTGCTAAATCAGACACAGACATGAACCCACCCACGAAGTGGAGTTCAGCATAGTTGTGACCTGTTGGGTCTGGTCGCCCACCTCGGTTCTTGACCGGAGAGACACACAGAATCCAGTGATCCTCAACGAATCCTGGCTTGCGATGGATGGTCAACACCATCTCAGGCACACGAGTAATCTGACCCTTGACACCATTCAGGGGGATGGGCTTGTCCCCGTTGTTGTAGTCACCGGTAACGTGGTGAAGCACAATCACACATGCGGCTGTCTCTCGTGCCATACCATGGAGGAAGTCCATGAGTCCTTCGAGGCCTGAGAAAGGATCACCATTGTCGGTCATTTCTGACACGACGTTGGTCAGATTGTCCACGATGACTACACTGGGGTAGAAACCGTAGACCTCCCAATAAGCCATCAGGATGTCATGGATATCTTCTGTGCTGGGACTGGCAGCGTAGTCAATCCGAAGAGGGATACCTCTGACCTCTCCCGGAATGTTCTCCGCAATCACCATCTCTTCAGCAATGTTCAACGGGATGTTACACATCTGTGCGATGGCCCGTGACAACTGGGTAAAGGCATCCGAGTCAGCAGAAAACATCAAGGAGGGAACGGCAGACTGCAATGACAGGGTGAGTGCCACTACAGACTTGCCGGTTCCCGGTCCCGCTGCGATCAGAACTAGCTGACCTCTGCGAAAGATGATTCCCTGATCTTCAAGAGACTGCCACACTGTGGGGATTGGCTCACCAGCAGTACCACGAACACGTACGCTCTGAGCCAGTGTGATCACTTAGTGGGGTCT